CGCAGGAGCTGGAGTTGGCCCAGTTGTTCCGTCTATTCCCTCACCCGCAGGAGCTGGAGCTGGCCCAGTTGTTCCGTCCACCCCCCCGTCCACACCTGCAGTAGTCGTAGCCGGTGTAAAATCCACAGAAACCAAGGTAAAAACCTATGATTTTTAAATATGTAATAAAATACCCGAATATGGCTATGCTGTCTTAGTATTATACGTAATAATAAAGTTTTGAATTTATTATTATATATCACAATGAACGTTATTATTTCAGGCGGTACTGGATTTATTGGTTCAAATTTATGCAAAAAATTATTATTCGAAGGAAATAAAGTAATATGTATAGATAACAATTTTTCCGGTTCAACTGATAACATCAAAGATTGTTTACAGCATCCAAATTTCACTTTTATAGAACACAATGTTATAGAGCCAATAAATCTAGAACATATCACAAAAATCGACCAAATATATCATTTAGCATGTCCAGCATCGCCGAAAGCATACCAGATTGACCCATTATATACATTAAAAACCAATATTTTTGGAACAATCAACATGTTAGAGCTATCGAAATCATATAACGCTAGAATATTGTTATCATCTACATCAGAAGTATACGGCGACCCTGCTATATCTCCGCAAATAGAAGAATATTGGGGGAATGTTAATCCTATCGGTATACGGTCATGCTATGATGAAGGTAAACGTGTAGCAGAAACATTTATGACAGAATACAAAAATAAATATAATATAGATACAAAAATCGCTAGAATATTTAACACATATGGTCCGTTCATGAATAAAGACGATGGACGGGTGGTTAGTAATTTTATAAATCAGTGTATAAAAAATGAGCCAATTACAATTTATGGAGATGGTACACAAACCCGGAGTTTATGTTACATAGATGACTTGCTTGATGGATTAATTAAGTTGATGAATAGCAATATTACTAATGGACCTATAAACATAGGTAATCCAGAAGAACTGTCAATAAATGATATCGCTACTAAAATTAAAAATATTACAAATAGTTCGTCTTCTATTATTTATAAGCCATTGCCTCTTGACGACCCAATGAAAAGAAAACCAGACATAACAAAAGCAAAAGATATTTTAGGATGGACCCCCACAGTCAATTTACAAGAGGGTGTCAAGAAAACATTTGATTATTTTGCAAAACTATAATTATGCAATGAGTAAATATCCGGGGGTCACAACATTACGCATATTTCATGTTAAAATTCAAGTTACTATGAAATCGATTAACATACACAATATGTGCAAACTTAAATGTTCATCGGTGTATAATTTATTCTTTCATATATTATATACGCAAATGACAGATTACTACAATAAAGCTGAATTATTTATGGAACCCAAAACGAAACAATATGGCAATCATATGATAATGTCCAATGTGCATAAACCATCAAAGACTAAATATATCAGTATTGACACTAAATTCCGCGACGATTATGATTATACACAACCCGCCAATTTCCAGATTGTTTTACCCGAACGAGTGAACGATGTACGCTCAATTTGCGTGACCAATATAGAAATACCCATGTCATTGCATAATATTTCAACAAACCTCGGTAATAACTATTTTAAAGTCATAAACGGCGCAAATACAGAAATAATAACTATAGACGACAACTATTATACAGCTGCTAGTTTAGCAACCGAAGTTGCCGCAAAGTTGGCATTATCTACATATAGCACCGGTATAACTATTACAGTTAATGCGAACACCAGAACAAGAATTACATCAAACTCAAATATTACATTGGTCTTTGATGTGGATAAAATTGGGAATAGTGACAAGTTTAATTTCAAACAGAAGCTAGGTTGGTTGCTTGGATTTCGTAAAACAACATATGATATTCTCACTACTAATATAACTGCAGAATGTACTATTGACTTATATGGTCCTCGCTATTTATATTTAGCAATCGATGAATTCACCAAAGGCAATCAAAATACATTTGTGACCCCCCTTTCATCTTCATTAATTAATAAAAATATCATTGCTCGAATTGCATTAGATATGCAATATTATGGTTACGGTAGTATGCTTCCTGCAACTTATTCCAATGGACTTCTCACCACAGATACTCGGTCTTATACTGGAAAAATCGATTTGCAAAAATTAAATGTACAACTATTAAATGAATTGGGTGTACCAGTCATGCTCAATGGACATGATTTCTCATTTTGTCTAGAAGCATCATGTGAATGAAAAATTGATGAATCATTTATTATGTGATTATATATAACATCGCTAACAACAAATCGTTTATAATGTCAAATTTTACGGATAATACAGTAAAACGTATTGTATTATCAACCGCATCGTCTGGCTGCGCTAGTACTAGTGCCGGTCCTGGTGCTGGTGCAGACCCAGAATTATCTCATTTATCGCGAGAACAATTGTATGCATATCGTAAATTTACGCAAGGCTGCAATCTATTTATTACCGGACCGGGCGGTACCGGCAAAACGCGGCTTATTCAACATCTCCTCGATTATGCGCATCAAGTACATCGGTCCATTCAAATATGCGCGATGACTGGCTGCGCGGCAGTATTGTTAAATTGTAATGCAAGAACACTACATTCATGGAGCGGAATAAAACTCGCAAAAGGACAGAGTAAGGCAGTTGTAGATTCGGTATTAAAAAACAAAAGGGCGGTGGCGCAATGGCGCAAAACAAAATGTCTGGTTCTCGACGAAGTAAGCATGTTGTCGAAAAAAGTGTTCGAAATTATAGAAGAAATCGCCAGAAAATCAACAAAAATTAATCTACCATTCGGTGGAATGCAGGTCATATTTACCGGCGATTTTTATCAACTTCCGCCAGTCGGCACGAGCGGCGATACCGACACCGACAAATTCTGTTTTGAATCGCCATTGTGGTCGCAAGTATTTCCAGACCACAGTCATGTTGTATTAACCACAATTTTTAGACAAACCGACCAAGACTACATTCGTATATTGCAACAAATTCGTGTCGGTAATATTAGCGAAGAAAGCGTGCAGATTTTACGAAAATATGTGAAACGACCCTACGATGCCAGCAAACACAATAACTGTGTTCCAACAAAACTATTTCCATTGAGGTCGAAAACTGATTATGTAAATTCGATGATGTTCGCAAAACTACAAGAAAAAGAACACGTTTTTACAGCGATTCGTAAAACGGATTGTTATACACATATCGAATCTGGCAAACCACTTTCTGTTGAAATGCGACAACGATGCATACGAATGACGACCGCGGAAATTGAATATGAATTAGACCAAATGGTAAACAATTCGCCATGCGTTACTACATTACGACTTAAAGTTGGGTCCGCAGTTATGTGTACAATCAATCTCGATATGGACAATGGAATTTGCAATGGGTCACAAGGTATGATAATGGAGATGAAGGACTTAGGAACGGGTACATTGGTACCGATAGTGCAATTTGCAAATGGAATGATTCGGCCGATTCATATCCATTATTGGCAATCCGAAGACTATCCTACATTGGCAGTTGGACAATTCCCGTTATGTTTAGCATGGGCGTTGACCATTCATAAAATTCAAGGGGCCACTTTAGACATGGCAGAAATTGATATAGGCCAAAGTATATTTGAATTTGGACAAACATATGTGGCGCTTTCGAGGGTGCAATCATTAAACGGATTATATTTGTCGGATTTTCAACCACAACGAATTGCGGCGAATCCCACAGTTCACGAATTTTATAAGAATATACCCACAATAGACCCCAAATATGAAATATCATCAAATATTGCGCGGACTACTGTTTCGTTTCACGAATATGAGTTGAAAGAAGAACCTATCGAAGAAACAAATATTAAACGGGTCTCACTCATATAATTTATCTACAATAATTTGTTTACATAGTGTAAATATGGTAGCTGGAAGCATTTTACCGATTACAATACATAATAACAAACTCTATTTTTTATTTGGCAAAGAGAATCCCATGGAAGATAGTGCAAAGGGATGGTCCGACTTTGGCGGACGGGTCGATGCAGGAGAAACGCCGTTCACCGCGGCACTGCGCGAAGGCGGCGAAGAATTGACCGGATTTCTTGGAAATAACAACGCGGTTCGTAAATTGATTAAAAAGAATGGTGGAACATTCCATCTAGAGCATAACAAATACCACGTTCATATGTTTTATTTGCCATACGACGAGAACCTTCCCAAATATTACAATCAAAATCACCAATTTCTGTGGGAACGAATGGATAAAAATACATTAAACGATTCCAAGCTGTTTGAAAAAATAGAAATCCAATGGTTTTCGGTAGAAGATATGATACATAAACGGTCGCAATTTCGCAATTTTTATCAGCAAATCGTAGACTTATTTATTGACAAAAAAATCGCCATTGAAGCGTTTGCTGAAAAAAAATCAGGGTTAAGTCGACCAAAACATAGATATTCTCATAATAAAACACAAAAACAGCGAAAATAATAGGAAGGTAAGCAGCGTAATCGCCATATTTACAGATTGTTGACACAGTGCCTTGGCAATATGCTAGATTTAGTATAACATAATTGAATCGATTATGTTATTATACCGTTAACAATACCAAATAAAATACATAGTAATTGTATATAAATCTACACAGTATGTCTAATAATTCATGGAAACAATATGGTGGAATTAGTAAAACAGACACGATTAATACAATAAATGCTACTACCATTATTGCAGACCAATTTATTTCTAGGTCAATTCGCCCGACATATCAGTTTTTAAATGGTACGTTTGAAGTGGCATTGGATTTATCAGCTGGTGTAAATTTATTAGCTGGTAATAGCATTTATTCTAACCAAGATATATTTGCAAATCGAGATATGTATACTAATAATAAACTTTTTTTTGGAAATAACACATTTTACAATACCGGTAATAATTTTCCAGCATTGGCTGAAACAAGTACACATGCCTACTTATTTGGTAATTCTAGCAATATTGGTGTGAATACGATTCTTCCCAAAACGGTCTTCAATATTACTGGAACAGTTGGGTCTGTTACAGATATTTTAACAGTCGAGTCTGGAAATGTATATATTCGCAATATTATTGCGCAAAACGTAAATCAGCGAGGCGTCGTGATTGATGCTGACGACGTTAGCTCTAACATACATTTTTATAATGATGTCTCCACAAATAAAACAAATAATCCAGATGCAACCATCAAATTTCAGGATGAAGGTATTTTAACAACCCGTACGACGAATCGTATTGTAAACGCTTCACGGACGTCACAAATAGACACATCTGGCGGACAATTATTAATGGGCGTAAGTGGCACTTCACTCACGTCAACTGGATATTTGTCTATGGATGTTTCTGGAGAAATAGAATTCAAAACAAAGCGCGGATATTTGTTAAATACTTCAGGTGGGTTGATTAAACTAGACCAAACAAATGGAAATATGCAGCTAGATGCATCTAACGATTTTATTTTAAATTGCTCAGGTGGCGCATTTTTATTAAACGACGATTCTACACAAATCCGCACTGTTGGTAATATTCGCTTATTATCTAGCGGGCGGACCGGCAATGGCGGAAATATTGTGTTCGATTCTAGTGGAGGCAATATTGATTTTAACTCTGGTGATATTAAGTTAAACACGCTGTTGAAATTTTCACCACCCGGGCGAGGAGTATCGAATGAATTAATACATAACGAAACATTGTCTATATACGACAATTATAATCGACAATTCTTACCAAATGTATATAATGATTCTAGTATTTTGACGGGGAGTGCTGCCACTTTTATAGGTAAAGACCGCACTTCAAATACATTTATTTATATGAACCCTGCTGCAAATAAATTGGGTAGCGCGCTTGGAGGCGGAGTGGCTCCATATGCTACCTCTCGCGCAATGTCAATGACCGGACTAACTGACGCGGCCGGTGAATATGTTCATTCCCAAATGACAGTTTCGAGCACAAACACACATAAATATACATCCACGTTGGGCATAAACACTTATCGTCCTAGAGCAGAAGAATACGTGTTGGACGTAAATGGGCCTATGCATCTTGGAAATGGTGAAATCAATACCCTTGCCGAAAATAGCTATGAAATTAATCACATGTCGTTCTCGAAAACGGATATCAATTACGGAATTGCGGTTGGTAGCCCTAGCACCAAATCTGGCAAAGATACTGACACTACAAGCGCTACATATGACCAAATAATACCCAAGTATAAACAGTTTTTGTTATATACTCAAAATGGCGGTAAAACATGGGAAAAAAGTGATATATTCGAACCGGCTAGTATTGATGAGACTGCAATTAGCATTATTAATCATGTGCATGTTTTTGATAGTAGTTATAGTGCAATTGCTGCAAATAATGGATACATGTTTCTCAGTAATAACTCCGGAATAAAATGGTATCGCTTACAGTTTAGTAACACTGACTCGTATACAAATGACATCTTTCAAACCATTACAATATTAAATAGAGTAGGACCAAATACAACTCATCGTATTCTTATTTCGTATAAAGATAGCCCAGCTGAAACAAAAACTTCCGGATTTTACTATGTTGACTGTAATTTGGCAAACATATTCAATACTGCAAATAATAATGTTATCAATGTACCTGTAAATCTATTTAACGTAGGAATTAATATATACCCAAGTGGTATCAATGCTCTTAATATCATTTCTGCAAACGTAACCAATTCGTACGTCTATTATGCTGGTGATAATGGTCTGGCGCGATATAATTATGCAGAAATAGATTCAAGTGTTATTAACTACACTGATGTCCAGATATATACACTCAGGAATAATAGTCAATATAAAAGCATTTACGCATATGATGATTCTCATGCCATAGCAGTTGGTACTAATATTATTTCTTATACAACAACCGGTGTGAATTCTGGCTGGACGCATAAAACAAATGTTCAACTTGGGTTTCCTAGTATGACATTGAGTTCAGTTTTCATATATGATTTATCGAATGCAGTTGCAGTTGGTTTATCGGGTGAATTTATATACTCAACCGATTGGTCGAGCGGTATATGGCAAAATGTGCCAGAGAAGCTGTTGAATTCATCTGGCATGCGTGACCGTATTCGTGGAAGCGGAAATATTTTGAAGTCCATCAGTATGCCCGATATTGAAACCATGATTATTGCAGATACGACTACTTCTTTCATCGGCGACTCGGGCAATTTTAATAACACTATTTTGGGATATAGTAAAATTCAATATTGTTTTTTGCCAAATTTGTTTAATCGAACCAACAATACGGTACTTGACGTCTCTGGCAATATGGTTATATCAGGAGATGTTGAAATATTTGACGGAGAACTATTAGTGAATACAATCGACTATAAACCCCAAAATGTGGGAGATATTTCAGGAACTATGAACATTGGCACAAAAACCCATGTGGTTAATATTGGTAAAACTGATGAACGTACTTTGATTGAAACTGCACTCAATCGCAAGTTTGACACATGTGACTCTGTTATTAATATTGGTGTTACAGACCCCCTAATTTATGATAGTTCGACAGTTATAATTAATATGGGTAATTATACTCAAAGTACACTTGACCGAAAACCCAATAAAATTAATATTGGTGGTGGCAATGATTTGGTATCATTGGGAGGAACAATTGTATATTCTAGTACCCAAATTACCAGTTCTAAGAATAAAGGATTCCAACTTAACGACTTGAATTTAAATGATGGCATTGTCATATATATGAGTACGTATGGACTGACAGATGATAATTTATCAACTGGCAGTAACCCGTCGACCAACCTATCAGGCGTTGTATTTGATACCGAGACAAATAACTATACGTATACAATTAATGCATCAAATCCCACACTCGAAACATTTTTGACAGATGTATATAAACCATATAATTCAGGAAAGGGTGCAGGTATTTACGTAACTGACAATCTTGACCGTGATGCTGGATATTTGGTGGTATCCCAAGATATGAGCGGATGGGTTATGAAGCCTACAAACCGCGGTTCGAACTCTCTCAAGATAGATGTAAATTCGCTGATGTTAAGACCGCTCGGCACAAGTAGTATTGCCGATATTTCCTACGGGATTCACGATATTACAAACGGTATAGTTATACTCACCCGAACAAACGGGGAGATCGATTCAAGCTACTCA